GACCAGACCCAAGCATTTGTGGATGAGTTGAGTGGAGTGGTTCAGCGGTTTTACGATGAATTTGATCTTACCTTTCCGCAGATGATCGGCGCACTGGAGCTGGTAAAGGCCGACATGGTGGCAGAAGCCGGGGAGTACGTCACAGCGGAGGCGTTGAGCGAGGCACTGGAAGTAGAGGACGAAGATGAAGACGAAGATAAAGACGAAGATGAAGATTGATAAAGATAAACTAGCATCAAACATAGCAGACGGGTTGGACTTAAAAACCGACATGGGGCGTGAGAT